GCAAAACAAAGATTTAGGGTACTGGTTGCTGGCAGAAGATTCGGAAAATCCTATTTATCCTGCATAGAACTACTCAAAGCAGCAATAGACCGCCCAGGCGAAACATATTTCTACTGTGCCCCTACCTACCGCATGGCAAAAGACATCGCATGGAAAGAAATAAAGAAACTAATTCCACGAGAATGGATACAATCCAAAAACGAAACCGACCTCAAAATCGAACTAATCAATGGATCGCTAATCGAACTCAAAGGCACAGAAAACGCAACAACCCTGCGTGGCCGAAGCCTGGCTGGAGTAGTACTTGACGAAGCAGCCTTCATGGATTCTGAAGTCTGGTTCCAGGTAATCAGACCAGCCCTCGCAGATAAACAGGGATGGGCTCTCTTCATATCCACACCAGATGGCACAGCCTCATGGTTTTACGATTTATGGTGTTACGTTCCAGATGATGAAACAGGCGACTGGAAACGCTGGAGCTTCACAACAATAGAAGGGGGTAATGTTCCAAAAGAAGAAGTCGAAGCAGCCAAGGCCCAACTGGATAACAGAACATTCAAGCAGGAATTCGAGGCAAGTTTCGAGAATCTTACTGGTCTCGTTGCAGTCTCCTTTTCAGATTCCAACATTTCTACCGAAGCGGAGGACATATCCATCACCCCACTTTTATTAGGAGTCGATTTTAACGTAGATCCACTTTGCGGCATATGTGCAGTCCGCTACCGAGACATTCTCTACGTCTTTGACGAAATAATTTTGACGGGCGGTGCAACAACCTGGGACTTCGCAGAAGAAGTTACAAATCGTTACGGAGTCGAAAGAAGAATAATCGCTTGCCCCGACCCTACGGGATCTGCCCGAAAAACATCAGGAGTAGGATCAACGGACCACACTATCCTACGCAGAAGCGGATTTACTGTGTCATCTCCCAGAGCACCCTGGAAAGTCCGTGACAAAGTAACCGCAATCAATACTGCACTATATGACGCAATGGGAGAACGCAGAACCCTGATCCACCCACGCTGCAAAGAACTGATAAAATCCCTCCGCACCCTGACTTACGCTCCAAACACAGGTATGCCAAACAAAAACCTTGGAGTTGACCACGCATTTGACGCTTTCGGCTACCTCTGTCTCCAGCAATTTAACCTTGCAAAACCAGAGACATTAGGGCAAACTTCGTTTAGAATATACTAAGATACCTAATTCTTACTATGCCTTACCACTATGGGATGAAAAAGAAGAAGAAAAAGAAAAAAACTAAGAAAAAGTGAGAAAGTTTAGACGAGTAAGAAGAGACAAAAAGACAGGAGTACCTAGTAAATACCTTACTGGTGCTCGAAATCGTGCTGCAAAAGCAAAAGAAATCAAAGAAACAGCCGAAAAGTACAAAAGAGGCGAATATATTGATATAAAAGCTATAAACAAACTACGATCTGCCCAAAATGAAACCAAAAGCAAAACCACTAAGCGAAAAAACAAAAGAAACACTAAGAAAAAAGGCAGATAAGAGCCGTTTTACTTACGGACAGCTTGCCAGGGTGTATCGCAGAGGACAGGGAGCATATTTATCCTCTGGATCTCGTAACGTACCAATGGCTGCATGGGCAATGGGCAGAGTAAACAGCTTTATCAGTGGAAAAGGAGGGGCAAGAAAGGCAGATGCTGATATACTTAGAAAGAAATCCAAGAAAAAATGACAGAAATCACAGACGAGATGCTTGACATCATCGAAAAAGTAAAAGGCAAGAGAAATCCTGCTCTGTGGGACCCCAGATGTGAACAATATCAAAGAAAAATCAAAGAAGGTACTGTAAAAAAGTCAACAACAAGTTAAACTAAACATAAATACTCTTTTTTCTCAAAGATCATGGCATTTTTTCGTGGCGAAGAAGGTTCTGTTAAATTTAAAAACGGATCTGGAACTACTGAAGCAGTTGTATCTACTACTGGTTGGACACTAGACACAACAAAGGAAACTTTAGACGTAACTGCTCACGGAGCAACATCAAGAAGTTTTGTAGGTGGACTTATTTCTGGTTCTGGAACTATTGACTTTCTATACACAGCAGCCAGTGGAAATGAAACTGCAAACTTATTAGCTGATGTTTTAACCACAGAAGATGCTGCTGATGCACAGTTTCAATTATTTTTAGATACTTCTGGAAGTAAAAGTGTAAGTTTTTCTGGGATTGTTACAGGAACAAGTTTATCTGCAACAACAGGCGATTTAGAAACAGTTAGCGTTAGCTTTATTACTTCTGGTGCTATCACCAACGCTGCATAATGCCTAAATCATCTTATTCAGCGAAGCAACGCAAACTTGCTGCTGTTGCCCCACCAAGGGATAAGATTACGGCTGCGGATCTTAAAAAGCTACGTTCTAAAACTAAAAAGAGAAAAAAGAAGTGAAACTTACCACTCGCCAAAAGAATCTCCTTGAAAAGCACTCTGAGCATCATAGTGCCAAACATATGGAGTTTATGAAAAGGCGAATGAGAGCAGGAGATACTTTTACACAAGCCCATAAAAAGGCACAGGCAAAGGTAGGAAAGTGAGCGAAAGAGATCCTAGATTAAAAAGATTCGGTCTTGCAGGGTATAACAAACCTAAGAGAACTCCTAATCACCCCACTAAATCTCATGTGGTTTTAGCGAAAGAAGGCGATAAAATAAAGTTAATCCGTTATGGTCAACAAGGAGTTAGGGGTGCTGGTAAAAATCCGCAAACCGAAGCGGAAAAAGCCAGACGAAAATCCTTCAAAGCTCGCCATGCAAAAAACATTGCAAAAGGCAAAATGTCAGCAGCTTTTTGGGCCAACAAAACCAAGTGGTAACTTATGACTTACGCAATCCCAGGTCAAATTAGAACAAAAATAATTACCTCCACTACTCTTGGTGGCACGGACAGTCCTTTTACTCGCACAAGAGCAGTATTGGACATGATGAAGGGTTGGGAAATAATGAAGGCAGTTACCGAAGGAACAGAATATCTACGAGAAAACAGCGAAGCATTTCTACCACTAGAACCTAGAGAAGATTACACAGCATATATGGCAAGAGTAAATCGTGCTGTATTCTCTCCTTTTACTCAAAGATTAATCAGGGCAGCTACAGGTCTTGTATTAAGAAAACCAATAACACTAACAGGCGATCCATACTGGACCGAAATGTTCAAAATGGATGTAGATGGCTGCGGGTCAGACTTAGATGAATATGCACGAAGAGTACTTATGTGTTCTCTCACATACGGCCAAAGTCACATTCTCGTAGATTATCCTGCACCATCGGGGGCAGTAAGTCTTGCCGAAGAACGTCAACAAAACCGCAGACCATACTGGATCGAAGTAGACCCAAACAATCTTTACGGCTGGCGATTAGATAGAGAGTCTAATTACGGAAATCTGATACAGGTGAGACTGGCAGAAAGAGCAGTATTACCAGATGGAGATTTTGGTGAACAGGTATTTGAGCAGATAAGAGTTATCGAGCCAGGGAGGTACAGAGTATTCCGTAAGACAGATCAGATTGATGAGATGTACGATGTTAATGATAATTCTTACGCTGGCGAGTTCGATGCACAAACTACAGGCGAAGAATACACAGAAGTTGAATCTGGCGAGTTTTCTCTTGGTGAAATACCCTTAGTCACTGTTTATTCTGGAAAAACTGAAAATTTAGTAAGTAAGCCACCTTTACTTGATATTGCATATTTAAATCTTGCACATTTCCAAAGACAGGCTGATTTAATACATAGTTTGCACGTTGCATCTCAACCAATGCTTGTTATGGAAGGTTATGACGATCAGACCAAAGACCTTGCTATCAGCGTAAACTACGCAATGGCAACTCAGCCAGGTAACAAAGTTTACTATGTCGAACCAGCTTCCAGTGCTTTTGATGCTCAATCAGCAGAAATAAAAGAGCTACAAATGCAGATGGCTACTCTCGGAATCAGTACATTATCACAACAGAAGTTTGTCGCAGAATCAGCAGATGCCCGTAGGTTAGATCGTGTAGACACCAATTCTATGCTTGCAATGGTTTCTATGGAACTAGAGCAAAAACTCCAAAAAGCCTTTAATTTCTCAGCCCAATATGTTGGAATAGAGCCACCAGAAGTAAAGATCAGTAGAGACTTCGACATCGAAAGACTAATTGGACAGGATATTACAGCCTTAACATCTCTATTCGATCAACAAGTCATTGATAGAGAGGAGTTTCGAGATATTTTAGTACAGGG